GAAACGCCTGAATTCAGGCGTTTTTTGTTTATACGCAAGGGGCATGTGACCCCATCGGTGAAATACCGGGAACGTAAATAAAAAAATAAACCCCTGAAATCAGGGGTTTTGAATGCCATGGGTGAGATACAAACTCAATCCGCCATTGCCAAATCATTGCCAAGCCCGCGCGAAGGTTGCCGTAGATTTGGCCTGCTCGATCTCATCGAGATGCGTATAAATATCCAGCGTGACCGCGACGGAGGAATGACCCAGCCAGACCCGCGCCCGCTCTGCCGAAATCCCTGCCGAGTGGAGGACGGAAGCGAAATTATGACGAAGGTAGTGCGGGGTGAGGATTGACCGCCCGTCCGGCCTGCGCTCTGATTCGGGCGCTAGAGCCGTTATAGAGCGTGTTACCTGTCTCCACCACCTTTCATATCGCCAGTGGGATAAACCGCCCTGTATGGCCGTCTCACATATCAATCCGATGCCCTTTGCGGGTCTCAATACTGCTGCCAACTCCGCAGCGATTGGAATAACGCGCGTCCCCGCTACCGTCTTGGGCTCTTTTATGATGTGGTGGATTAGGTCGCAGCTGCGGGAAATGGTAATAGTCCCGGCTTTGAGGTCTATATCTCCCCATTCCAGCCCTAGCAATTCCCCGCGCCGCATCCCAGTGTAATAGAGCAGTGCAAGCAGTATATCATCCTTCGCCAGCTGCGCAACGGCTGCGCTTTCGTCCGCCGTCAGGGCGCGCCGGTGGTGGGGTTGCTGCTGAGAGATCGCCGCCGTTACTTCATACGCCGGATCAAATTTTATAAATCCGGCTGCGTTGGCGCTACGAAAAATTTTACGAATGATGGATGCAGTGCGCTGTATGACCTTACTGCTTAGTCCTTCATCGGCTGCCTTAACAACAATATTTTGTAGTTGATTTGTTCTGACGGCTGAAATCCGCAGCACTCCGACCGCCGGAAGAATCCTGCGATTCAGAGCGGAGAGGATATTATTCCGGCTCCCCGGTGCCAGCTTTGCGAGGTAGGGCGGTAGCCAGTAGTCTTTAACGTAGGTTTGGACGGTCAGCGCATCCGAATCCGTCCCGTAGGTATTGGTATATCGCTGCTTGATCTCCGCCTTGGCGGCTTCCAGTTCCGCAGCGTTGCGCCCTGATACCCATTTTATCAGGGGTGTTCCGTCGGGCTTGATTCCGATCTGCACAGCGGCGCGCCTGCGCTTGTCCGTCTTTGATTTCAGCGTTTTCTTTTTTGCCATGGGGTTTCCTTTCCGGGCAAAATCTGGTAAAATGGGTATAGCAAAGCTAACCCCTGAGCAGGTGAGGTTTTGCCCTTGATCGCGCCCCTGACGTATTGCAGTACGTCGGGGGCTTTATTCGTTTTGGGAATCATTACCTTTGATTTGCAACTAATGATGTGTATTTCAATCCCCGTGCCCTTGTGGGGCACGACTTCCCGATAACAGTTGTTGCATACGCATTCATTTTCACTTGCTATATTATAGCAATAATTAGGCGAACATGCAGTTAAAATTTCTCTGGGAGGTTGAAATGACAACCCATGCGTGGTATAGTCATTTCATTGAAAGAGAACACACATTCTTGCATTGGAGGGGTAGCGAGTGACCAATTTCAATCCACATGCCTCTTGCGAGGCACGACGGGCAGACCTAACAAAAGAGATTGAAGAAGTATTGACCTGTATGAATGACAAGTCCCTGATGGAGTTGTTAAAAGTAGCGCGGGCTATCCTGCGCATCCAGCAGCGCGGTTAGCGATGGCGTTTGCTGTCCAGATACTCCATAAATTCTAGCAACTTGCCTAGTAACTCGTCCGGCATCTCAGCGATGATCCGGATGAGTTCTTTTTTTTGCTCATTATCCCCCATCATTACCCGCATCACCGCATCATAAGCGTCAGGCTCCTGCAACATGGGGCCTTCGCCCGTCTCAAGCCACTCGCGGTTGATGCTGTACTGATTGCAAATCATGCGCAGGGTCTGTTCGGACGGGTTATTGTCATTGCTTTCGATTTTAGACAGTGCAGGGGCGGAAATGCCGATGCTATCGGCAAATGCACGCTGTGATATTCCTAGCTCCAAGCGCGCTTGTTTGATTCTGTTGTTGAGTTCCGTATTGATTTCCACTGCCATTTTTGCACCTCCTTAATAGGTAGTATATCGCACAGGGTTAATTTAGTCAATATTTTTTGCGGAAACCTATTGACATAATTATTTAAGTCAACTATACTATTAATGTACTTAATCAGATAGGAGGTGAAAATAAGGTGCTGGGACATGTCCCGTTCTATTTCTGGTCACTGGTTGTAGCTGCCGCCGTAGGGGTGGGAATTCTCTGGAAGATGGAAAAGGATTTCCCGTAGGCGTATCTCATCTGGGCGGCGGCAAACTGCGGAATAGGCTACTTGCTGTTCATGGCCTAAAAATACATTCCCAAGAAAGGAGCTGATCGCAATGGCAAAAGAAAGACGCGACACGCTGATGCAGATTGCAAAGCTGTTGCGCAAGCAGACCGAGGAAGAAGTTGAGTTGACCAAGATCGTAGCCGCTGCAATGCAGATGGGGTACGACATCTGCAAGATGTCCGGGAAGGAGACCACCACATGAAAAAACAGAAGGTCATTGATGCCCTGCGGCAGTTGGCGGACGCGCTGGAAGAGGAAGCCATTACCGCCGCACTGCCGAAAGCCCCGGTTGAAGCGCTCTACCTCTCGCAGACGGACGCGGCAAGGCTTATCGGCAAATCTCAATCCACTATTTGGCGGTGGATTCAGGAGGGCAAGCTGGTTCAGTACAAGGCCGGAATCAGCCGGAACGAGCTGCTTGCCCTCGCAAGTGAAAAGCCTGATTCGCTGGGCTTTAGACTGGCAGACACCATCAAGGATTAAGGAGGATGCAATGGGCGATATTCAGTTGTTCAGAAACCCCGAATTTGGCGAAGTCAGAATCCTTGAAGAGAATGGTGAAATCCTCTTCTGTGGCAGCGATGTTGCAAAGACGTTGGGCTACACCAACCCCAGCAAAGCCCTTTCCGATCATTGCAGGGGTGTAACGAAACGTTATACCCCCACCACCAGCGGAAAACAGGAAATGTCTTTCATTCCCGAAAGCGACCTTTACCGTCTGGTATTCAGTTCTAAGCTCCCCACGGCGGAGAAGTTCACGGACTGGGTAACGAAGGAGATTCTTCCCTTCATCCGCCGCCACGGGTTGTACGCCACGCCCGAAGCAGTGGAGCAGATGTTAAACAATCCCGACATGATGATTAAAGCCCTGACCGCCTTGAAGGACGAACGCGAGAAGCGCAAAGCCCTTGAAGCCGAAGCAGCTTTGAACAAGCCCAAGGTGCTGTTCTCCGAAGCGGTTGCTTCCTCTCATAACTCTATCCTGATTGGGGATTTGGCAAAGCTCATCCGACAGAATGGCGTTCCCGTTGGTCAGAAGCGGCTGTTTGAAATCCTCCGGCAGGAGGGGTTCCTCATCTCTCGCGGGGAAGCGCGGAATATGCCGACGCAGAAGGCAATGGAAGCCGGACTCATGGAGATCAAGGAAACCACCATTGCAAGCCCCGACGGTTTCACCCGCGTCACCAAAACCCCGAAGATCACCGGCAAAGGCCAGGTGTACTTCATCAACAGGTATCTGGGGAGGGGTAAGGATGGGGCCAGATAATCCCGATGCTATTAAGTTTATCCGTTCGATTGCCGCTGATATTCTCGCCCTGTCTGCTGCTCCCGGTTGGACACTGGTAACGGCTATCAACGCAATCGAAGATGAAGTCAGGCGCATGGCGCGTGAAGCGACCAAGGCAAAAATGGAAAGCAAAAAGGAAAGAAAGAAGGGCTAGGCAATGACTCTCTATGAAGCTGCGGGACGGTTGGTTTTGACAATGGCGGGATTGGTTGGCGGGCTGTTTGCCTTGCAGCTGATCCTTGAATACGGTGTGGAAATCATCGCTGATGCTGTCCGCGCAGCCGTAGAGAAGCGCCGCAGGAGTTACAAGCGCATTGCCCGCCGTCACAGAAGGCTGGTGCGGTAATGGATATTGATACACTCATGACCGCCCAGACCGATGAAGAATACTGGCTGATTCTGGCAGCCCGGAAGCCCCGGACGCGCCCCGCATCGGACAACCCCAATGAAGATAAGGAGGAAACCCGGAATGGCCTACCAACCGATTGAAAAGCTCGATGCCCTGATGGGCGGCGCGGTACAGGAAAAGTTCCGCATCGCCCTTGCGGAAGTCCTGTCCAATGTCCGCGACCCCAACACCAAGGCCAGCGCCAAGCGCGCTATCACTCTGACGGTCACGATTTCACCGAACCAGACCCGCGACGTTGCCAACATGGAGGTTTCCGTCAAGACGAAGCTGGTTCCTTCCGACCCCGCTGAGAACACCATCTATATTGCGTGGGACGATAACGGCCTTGTTACCGCTTCGGAAAAGCTCGACCAGATTCCCGGTCAGATCAACATGGAGGGGACGGAAACCCCGCTGCCCAACGTCGTTACCTTTGAAACCAAGAGATAACAGGAGGAAAGAACAATGGAAGAAAAGACCATGATCCCCGAATCCGCCGAAGGCATGAAGTATCTTGTCGATCTGGGACGCGAACGCACCGACATTCCCACCGTCACAATCGACGGCGAAACCTATACGAATAGCAATCTGGTAAGGATTCCCAAGGTTCCTGCACCCCGTCCGGCCTGCTTTACCACCGCTACCCTTCACGGCCTTGTCGAGTTTCTGCTTGCGGACGTTGACGGCATTCTTGACAAGTTTTCCAGTGTGCTGGTTAATGTCGAGTCCCCGACCTGCGTTGTTGTCTACTCTCCCTTCTACGGCGATGAAAAGAAGCGCGATGTAATCGCCCGCTGCGAGGTCAATCCGTCCTTGCTGAATACGGATTGCTACATGGACGCGGAAGACTTCATTGTGATGATTCAGACCAAGGTTGTTCAGTCTCATAACCGCGACCTTGTTCTCAAGTTCGTTGGTTCCATGAGAGACGAGCAGAGCAACGCCGTTGCCGATGATGGATTTTCCCAGCGCGTCACCGTCAAGACTGGCGTTGCGCAGGTAGGGGACGTGACGATTGTTAATCCCGTTTCGCTGGCTCCCCGCCGCACCTTCCCCGAAGTCTCTCAGCCGGAAAGCCCGTTTATTTTGCGTCTCAAGGAAGGCCCCTGCGCGGCGCTGTTCAGATGCAACGACAACGAATGGAGGAACGATGCGATTTTCTCCATTGGTTGCTACCTGCGCGGCTACCTGTCCCACCATGCCGAAACTGACGATCCGCGCTTTGTCGTGATTGCAGGATGATTGCGGAGGTATTCGGGATTAGGTGCTTGTCCGGTCAGGACGCTTGTCAGGCTTTTAGTTCCGATCCCGATGAACTTTTCTACCTCACAATGAGCGGATTGCCCTACATCAAGATAGGCAGTATCTACTATTACCCCGTATCGCTTTGCATCAGGTGGTTCCGCGGCGATAATACCGCTGCGGAAGCCGCCGACCTGCGAGAGCGCGTTGCCTACGCTAACCACCATCCCGCCGCCTATCGCGGCTGGTACAAGAGAGGAAGGTTTACCCGATGAGCGAAGTTGCTGAAAAGGTTGAGTTTGTCATTGACGATGATGTAAAGGCCGATTGGGCGCTGGAACGCATTGCCGAAGAGCGCGCCGAAGCCGAACGGCTCAAGGCAGTTTGTCAGGCGCGTATCGAAGAGTTTGAGCAGCGCATGGAAGCTATCGACAAGCGCTGCGAGAATAACACCGGCTATCTGATTGCACTGCTGTCCGACTACTTTGCAAGCGTCCCCCACAAGGCCACCAAGACCCAAGAGACCTACGCCCTGCCCAGTGGTAAGCTGGTGTACAAGCGCCCCGGTAAAACCGCTGTACGAGACGATAACGCCCTGCTGGCATGGGCGAAGGCCAATGCCCCGGAGTTTATCCAGACCACCGAAAAAGCGCAGTGGGCAAGCCTCAAGAAAGAGCTGGCCGAGAGCGGCGACCACTACATTTACAAGGCTACCGGCGAGGTGGTGGAAGGCGTCCACCTCGAAGAAACCCCCGGCAAGTTTGATGTAACGATCTAAGGAGGAAACAATGAGCGAAGTAAAGACCGTAGAAGCGGAACCCATGCCCCAGATTTTCGCCTTGCTGCCGAAGGTTGCGGACGAGATCGGAGCCGTTACCAAGGACAAGCGCAACACGCAGGGTTCCGGGTTTATGTATAGGGGCGTAGATGATGTTATGAACGCCCTGCATCCGATCATTGCCAAGTATGGCATTACCATTGTTCCCGAAGTCCTGAACTACGCCCGCGAAGAGCGTACCACCAAGAGCGGCGCAAACCTCTTGTATTCCATTCTCAAGATGAAATACACCTTCTTTGCCGCCGACGGCTCTAACGTCATGGCGGTGGTGCTGGGCGAAGCAATGGACAGCGGTGACAAAGCCAGCAACAAGGCAATGAGCATTGCGTTTAAGTACGCCTGCTTTCAGGTCTTTTGCATCCCGACCGAGGAAATGGAAGACCCGGATGCAACCACGCCGGAACCGTCCGTCCCGAAGACCTATAACTGCGTGTACTGCAACAATCCCTTTGAACCGTTTGTCGCAAAGAACGGCGTGACCTATACCGCCGCGCAAGCCTACCATATGAGTGAAAGGAAATACGGCAGGCCGCTTTGCAAAGCTTGCGTTCAGAAGCTTAACGCAAAGCCAGTTGAAAAAAAGGAGGGATAACCTATGGAACACTCTTTTGATGTAAGTGTTGCCCGTGATGTTGGCATTGTCGCGGCAACGATCATCCGGCAGTTGGTGACAATAAGCCAAATGCCGGAGGATAAGGAATCCGATCTTGACCGCGCTGTTATCCCGGAGTCGAGCGACCTTTGGGACGGCCTGTTTCCCTACTGCAAGGCCAATGCCATTTCGGCAGCGCTGTCCAAACTCCAAGCGGAGGGCTACATTATGGAGTTTGGTGACGACCAGTCCGAAAACTACCTGTATGTGACGGATAAGGCGATGGAAGCCCACCATATGGTTAAGCTCAAAGACCACTCCAAGGGGGGACGGCCTAACAAGCTGGGCGAGTTGGGTGAGCTGCTGGAAGCCCGGAACAAGCGTCGTGCAGAGCAGGATAAAGAAGCGGAAGCGCTGTTTAACCGCTTCTGGGTGCTGTACCCGCGCAAGCTCAATAAGGTTTACGCCCTGCGCGTCTGGCTCAAGCTCCCGTTCAGGAGTTCCCCGCAGCTTTTTGACGCTATTATGGACGGCCTGCGCCGTGCGAAGGCTTATGACCACCGCTTTCTTGACGAGCGTTTCACGCCCTATGCGGCAACGTGGCTCAGCAGCAAGGGCTGGGAAAACGAATACGAGATAGAGAGAAAGGCGCTTGCAAACCAAACCCTGAAAGCCGTATCGGATGAGGGTTGCGTCCCACCGCCTGAAATGAGGTAGTCCCCAATGGCTAATTCATCGTCGAGATTCTTCAACTACGATGCGGAGAACCGCCTAGTCTATTCGATCATGGCGTATAGCGAAAATAAAAAACTGCTGGACTCCGTTGAAGCGGAAGACTTCTACGACGAGAACAACCAGCGTATCGTAGTTGCCGCAAAAGCAATACAGGCAACCGGCAAGGTTCCCGATCTGGTGACAATGCTGGACTATACCCACGACAAATCGCTTACCGAGCGCATCATGGGATATCGTCAAGCAGAAGCCTTTGAGGATCGTTACAAAGCTGACCAGTACATCCCTCTGCTGCGGGACTTGCGGCTGCGCAGGGACGCTTACAGGAGCTTACAGGCTATCTGCGGAGAGCTTTGTAACTCCGACACGACAACGGGCGAGCTTGTTGCAAAAGCGTCCCAAAGCGTCGCGGCACTCGAAGGCCACCAGCGCACCCAGACCGACACCAGCCTGCAAGGCGTACTGCAACGCACCTACGACACCATAGCCGCACGCGCAACCGGCAAGCTGACCACGGTATCAACAGGCATACCGGAGCTTGACGAGATCACCGGCGGATTGTTTCCGGGCGAAATGACCGTTATCGGCGCTCGACCGGGAACAGGCAAGACCGCACTAACCCTGCAAATCGCGGAAACTGCTGCGCTCAATGGTCAGCGCATAGTATTTGTTAGTCGGGAAATGAGCGATGTGCAGATAGGGGAACGCATCCTAGCCCGCTACGGCGTGGATATGGCGAGAAGCCGCGTGGGACGGCTGCGGGAAAGCGACTGGGCAGCCGCCCAGAAGGCAATGAGGAATGAAGCCTTTCGGAACATCCTGATCGACAACCGCTCAACTACTGTTACCAAGGTGCGCACCAACTGCCGACGCTGGATTGCAAAGGGCGGGCTTGATCTGGTCTGCGTAGACTATTTGCAGCTTGTCCACCCGGAAGGAAATGTTGGAAGCCGCAACGACCAAGTTGCGTCCATCTCATGGGCTTTCAAGGAGTTGGCCGTCGAGCTAAACGTTCCGGTGCTGCTGCTGTCCCAGCTAAACCGCGAAGCCAAAGGCCGCACCGATCCAACGCCGCTACTGACCGACCTGCGCGACAGCGGGTCCATTGAGCAGGACGCGGATAACGTATGGATGCTGTACTGCCCCAAGCGCGTAGACGATCCAGATATACAAGCGCTGATAGACGCGAACGAAGGCAGCGAACGCGCAGTAGTCGGAATCTCCATTGCCAAGGCGCGACAGTCAACCGTCGGCATGGTGTATACCCAGTTCTTAAAATCGCAGATGCGGTTTATTGACACCCGTCCTGTAAAACTGACAGAAGAAGATGTAGGAGGAAAACAAGAATGAACAGAGTTATTCTCATGGGCAATATTTGCGCCGATCCTGAAATGCGGACTACTGACAGCGGCAAATCCGCCTGCAACTTTCGGATTGCCGTTCGCCGCAACTACAAAAACGCGAACGGCGAACACGAATCCGATTTCCTGACCTGCAAGGCATATGGCGGGACTGCGGACTTCGTTAATAAGTATTTCGTCAAGGGGTCTAAGATCATCGTAGAGGGTACTATCCAGACATCCAGCTGGACTAAAGACGACGGTTCCAAGGGCTACGCAACGGACATCATCGTCAGCAGCGTGGAGTTTGCCGGATCGAGGTCTGAGGGCGGCAATCCTCCCCCGAAGAAGGATGATATCGGTACGCCCGTAAACGACGACGATCTGCCCTTCTAATGAAAATCACCGTTCCGGGGCGGCTGGCAGGCGCGAATGAATACATCCTGAAATGCAGAACAAATCGCGTTGCCGCCGCGTCGATGAAGGTCAAGCAGGAAAATATTATCAAGGCGGCAGTCCTAGACTGTCTGCACCATAAGCCCAAGCCCTTTCAGCATCCGGTAATCCTCCATTACCACTGGTACGAACCGAACCGCCGCAGGGATAAGGACAACGTAGCCTTTGCCCATAAGTTCTTCCAGGATGCTTTTGTCCATATAGGAATCCTGCAAGGGGACGGATGGGAATACGTTGAGGGATTTACCGACGAATTCTCTGTGGACTCCAAACGCCCAAGAATTGAAGTCGAAATTGAAGAGGTGGTAAAGTGACACGCACGGAAGCAAAATGCTATTTGCAGGCGTGGAGAAGAGCCGCACAGACAATGGCCTACTGCGAAAAGCGGTTACGCAGTGCAGAATACGAATTGTCGCTGATCCCTTCCCTATCTGTTGCCGTCCCAGATGAGAGCAACGAGCTTACCCCGAACGGGGAGCGCGTCGGAGTCTTTACGCCGAAGGGCAATGCAACCAGTGACCCAACGGGGCGGGATGCTTGCAAACGTGCTGGAATCAGCAGTCGAATGAAAGCTATTGGGTACGATCTGGAAGCAGTTTCTTCCTATTATTATCAGGTACTTGCAATTGCGCTTGACCAAATGGATCAAGAGAAGCTGCAACTGCTCCACTCATACTACTGTGTAGGGAAAGGAGTGAGGGCGTTGTACCCCGTGCAGCGCACCTTCTACCGCAAGCTGCGCGATGCCGTTACGGACTTCCAACAAGTCACCGGCCTGCCGGAAATCCCAGAGCAACTAAGAGAAGAGGAAACCCATCATGCCATATAAACCTTATGATTACGCCGACGCAGAAGGAAAGAAGCGCCGCGAAACGGTTGAAGAAAAGTCCCGGAAGCTAAATGAGATACAGTCCCGGACGGAAACGCCGTGGAGACCCCTGAACCACATGGAACAGCCCGCTGTCTTTTCTTTGTACGCAATCGGAGAAGTTGCTGACGATATGAGGAACGTGTTGGGCAGGCGGTTGAAGTCCATCCCGAACGGAAAGCAGCGTATCGGGATCATGCAATGGGCGGCGCGCTCCCTGTTCAAAGATATCGTGAATCAGCTTCCGCGTCCCACGCTGGAACGCTTCGTCAGCTACTCCCAGAACATGGCGGTTAAGGTCTCGCCTAAGTCCATCGGAAAGCCGCAGCCGTGGCAACAAATCATCTGGGAGGAAGACCTCTGCGACATTGCAGCAGCTGCATGGCGCAACACCTGCATGATGTGTGAGAAGAAGGGCAAGGAAGCCAGCGAATGCAAGCTGAAACGCGCACTGGACAGGGTTCAGATTCTCGATACCAGCGACAACCCGGACTGCTGGTATCGGATGATGTAGGGGGCCATATGAATGGATTGGTTGACGATAGCTGCTGTGGATGCGTTTACCGCAGTCGATTGAACGGTGCGGGAGTGAAAGGAAAGTGGAATACAGCAACCTACTGCTGCGACTACATTCTATTTCGTAAAGTGTCCCGCCCCTGCCCGGCTGGTGCAGGCTGCACAGTGCGAAAAAAAAGGAAGAGAGGGAAGAAACCCCGCCATGATTAAACTGACAGGATGTTAGTTGGGATAACATGGAGCGCGTCAAAATGGGAATATTATGCGAAGCTGTAGCACTGGTGCTATCTGGCAAGCTAGACGAACTGAAAGAAGGGGAGAAGTAACCATGAGCGGCGGCTATTTCGAGTATAAAAATACAAGTCTGCAAGACGAAATATTCAATTATGAAAGTGAACCGTGGAATGCGCTTGAGGACAGAGAAATCAGCGAATTGACATGGGACCTGCTAGAACTGCTTAACGCATTCGACTACTACAAAAGCGGCGATAAAGATGAAGATACATACATTGAAAAAAAGGCTGCATTTAAGAAAAAGTGGTTAGAGAAGGGGACCAGAAAGAAGCGAATAAAAGATACCATCGACAAGGCGATTGAAGATGTGCGGCAGGAGCTGTACAAGACATACGACATTAGCACGGAGGAAGACGCAGAATGAGAATGGTGATGATTTCCCAGCCGATGCGCGGCAAAACCAAAGAAGAAATCCTTGCAGTACGAGATGAAGCAAAAAAGGAACTTGCATCCATGGGATATGATGCACTCGATACATATTATGGTTTTGATATGCCGTGGTTTGTAAAAAGCAACGCTCTCTACTGTCTAGGTCAATCACTCATGGACATGGCCAGCTGCGACGCGGTCTACTTTTGCCGTGGCTGGGAGAATGCGCGCGGTTGCCTAATTGAACATGAAGCCGCCGAAGTGTACGGGATTGAGTGTATTTATGAAGCGGGGGAAGGGAAATGAGAAAAGAAGAATACTACCGCTGCGAAACGTGCGGCCAGCTCTATAACAACGAAATGAAATGCAGCGATTGCGAAAAATCCCATATCCATATCGAGAAAGTTATCGACGAAACCCACAAACCCAAGGGCGTTGCGACGGACTGGCCGACAAAAATTATCGTTACTGCGCGGAACGGCAAAAAAGCACTATATGAATACATGCGCGGAAACTAAGGCAAAGGAGTAAAACCAATGACTGAATATATTGACCGCCAAGAGCTTTTGAGAGCGCTTGTACAGGTGGAAGAGGATGAAGCCCCCAGCAACTACACTGCTGGATGGATTGACGGTTACGCCGCTGCGTTGGATGTAATATTGTGCATCCGCGCTGCTGACGTAAATGCGGTAGTTACCTGCCAAAACTGCAAATGGGACAAGCCGGATGTACTGCTCGATAAGCATTGGTGTACGCGACTCCTTGGCAGCATGGAAGTACGCGCCGATGATTATTGCAGCTACGGGCGGAAGAAGTAATATGATGATCGGAACTTACGACGGGAAGCGTGTCTACAACAGTCGTTACATTCGCTCCATTTCCCTCCAACGTGGGGGGGGTGGAGCAACAATGGAAATCGTAGCCAATGTAGAAGGCATTAAAGGCAATGTCATTCTCTATGAAACCAACATCTACGACAAGCCAGAAACCGAAGATACCATTACCCGTATCTATCATCGCATTGTCGATATGATTAACAAGGAGCGCCCATGACTACCAAGCTATATCTTGAACGCCTGATCTCGAAGGCAAGAAGAAATCTCACTCGTGCGGTTGATCGTCACGACATCAACGCAATCGCAAACCTGAACGATGCACTGATGTATCTTGAAGACGCTGCAAAGGCAGTAGACCTTCGGGATAGAATCCATGCTGCAATAGGAGGGGAAATCAATGACTAGGAAAGAAGCTCTTGAAACCGCTATACAGACCGTATGCGCGGATCGGCAAGACCAGTACGGGAACCCTGAAAGCAATCTCGACCTGATTTCTTCCATGTGGTCGGTCTACACCGGGGCGGAAATCACGTCCAAGGACGTAGCCGCGATGATGGCGCTGCTCAAAATTTGCCGTATCGCAACCGGCAAGCCCAAACCCGACAACTGGATCGACCTTGCGGGCTATGCGTCGCTGGGTGCGGAGGTGGAAGGCAATGGAAATTAAGCTGCTGTCTTATCCGACCGCTGCGGACTGGCTCGAAGTCAAGCGCCGTGCGCTGGTCACAGTCGGTCTGAATCCCGTAAATCCGCCCGATTGGTACTGGTGCAAAAAGATACTGGCCGCACGTCATTCCCCCATTCGCTACCTGCGCTTTTCCTTCCTGCTCAAGGATATTCCCTATTGGGTGTCCGTCCATCTCTGCCGCCATGTCCATTCGCAGCCCTACGTTCGTTCTCAGCGCAATGACCGTCAGAGTCAGTACAACCGCAACGACGCGCCGCAGGATGCGCCCGTAACCATGATTTGGGATATGAACGCGGAAGAACTGATGGTTATTGCCAACAAGCGGCTTTGCCAGCAGGCCGCACCGGAGACCCGCGAAGTGGTGAGGGCCATGTGCGGTGAAGTCCTCGACAAAGCACCTGAATTTGCCGATACTCTGGTTCCCATGTGTGAGTATGGTAAATGTCACGAAATGTACCCTTGCGACAAGAAAGGAGAAAACAAATGAAAATCGCCCTTGATCCCGGCGCATATACCCCTATCCGTGCCCATGCAGACGACGCTGGGCTTGACCTCCGTACCCCCCGTGAAGTTGTCCTGCACCCCCGTTCTGCTGCTATCATTGATACTGGTGTCCATGTCGAGCTGCCGCCCAACACTGTGGGAATGTTGAAAAGCAAAAGCGGCCTGAACACTCTCCATGGGATCGTTTCCGAAGGTGTCATTGACGTTGGTTTCTCCGGCGCTATCAAGGTCAAGCTCTACAACCATTCCGACGAGCGCTATATCTTCCACGCGGGAGATAAGATTACGCAGCTGGTCGTTCTGCCGCTGCATCCCGTAGGAGACATTGAAATTGTCGATTCCGTCACACCCGGAGAGCGCGGGAACAACGGCTACGGTTCTTCCGGCAAGTAACCCCCAAAAACAAAAAAGAAGCCTGCCCCAATGAAGGGACAGGCTTTCTCTTTATCGGTTCTCCTTTCCGACCTTCTTCCACTTTTCGTAGTAGTCCGCGCAGTATAAGTTGGCTTTCAGGGCGATTTCCTGCGCCTTGAATTTCAGTTCACGCGCCTTTTCTTCATCCCCTGCCTGCTGCGCTTCACTGGCAAGGTTGTTAATCTGTTTCAACTGCTTTGCAAGCGTATTCATCTGGGTGAGGATGGTCTTAGCTTCCGCCTGCGCCTGCTTCGCTTGCGCCGGGGTCAGGTTCTTAAACTGCGGGGTATAGGGTGTTCCGTTTCGGTTCTCCGACGTATCCACATCTTCGACCAACGTGTTAAGCTGCTCCTTGTAGTCGTAGAATGCCGAAGTCACCTGCTGGGAATAGGCCGTGTCAACCTTAAAGCGGGACAGGAAGTATTCGCTGAACGCTTCGCCAGTGCCAGCGGCTACGCCGTCCGTCTGGCCTTTCTTAATGCCTGCGTCGAGCGCATCCTTTACTTCGCCAATCGTACCGCTGTTTTGGTTGATGAGGTAATCCAGCTTGAGCGGAGAGAAACCCATGATCTTGCCAGCCAGCTTTGCGAACTCGCTAGTGTTATCGTCGTATTGCAGTTCCGGGGAGAGATTTTCCATGGACTTCGGCACGATAGGTGCGCCCGTCCACGACTTGTTTCCTCCTATCTGAATCAGGGCATTCAAATTAAAGTTACTCCCGAGCGGGTTACTCGCATTGAACTCACCAAAGGGATTTACTGCACTCAGGATATCTCCGATCAATCCGACTGCCTGTTCACGAATCACTTCTCCGGCTTCTCCGCCCTCGCGAACGCCTGTTATTGTCTCACCGATGCGTAGACCGAGTGCGTTTACCGTCGTGCCGTGAAGACCATTAGGAAGGGGAATTCTAATGAACTTTCCCTCTTTTCCCGTCGGAATGACCCAGTAGCTGGCCTTGATGTAGTCCGGGATTGCGTCGTAAGTGCCATCATCATCCGTTATGCGCAGCAGCACGTCAATGATTGCACGCGCAGCGACAAGCGCACCAGATGCAGCCAGCTTTTTGGCAAGCTGCGATTTTGCCTGTTTACTCTGCGTTCCGTCAATAAACATGTTTACCGTCTTGTAATTGTCCTGAATCGCTGCGTTGTAGAACTTCCAAAGCGCCTTGTCCGCTGTATTTTTGCTTCCGCCCGAAGAGAAGTCCGTTGTAACGTTCTTTGCCGCTTTAATTGCTTCGGCAAAGGATTCGCCTTTTTCAAGCTGTCGCTTATACTCAGCCAGACGCGGGGTAAGTTCAATGTTTCCATTGAACGTCTCGATGAAGTTGTTGATCGCCGCCCCGACACGCTGCACTGCATTTCGTCTGTCCCCGGCCTTACCGAACAGTTCTGTATTGATATCGTTTATGGTCTTTTTATCCGCATACATCGCTGCGAGACCACCGCTACCGCCCATAGCCTTGTACTGATTGACGATATCCTTACCACCCCATACGTCAGCCGCCGCCGCAAGATAATCCTTTATGTATTTAGCCGGATTCTGTTCGCTGCCGGTCATGTACGAAATGGCCGCATCGCGTGCGCCGTTCCCCAGACCGAACGGTAAGTTCTTGCTGGTAATCAGAGACGTTATCATGTTTGTAATCTTCTTTACGCCCCCCAGCACGCCTTCGACCTGCGGTTTGCTCATGGTAGTCAGCGCCGACAATACATCCTGATCGTACACTTCAAAGTAGCGCGTTCTGCCGTCCTGCGTGATGGCAAAGGCGTTCCCGACACGCCCGTTCGGTGCGGTATACTGGACAACCTGACCGTCGTTCATGTAGGTTTCAAGCGACTGGCCGATGTTATCCAGCGTCGCTTCATCGTACCCCGCCTGTCGCAGTGCATCAACTGCCGCTCTCCGCATCGTATCTGCATCAACGTCCGTTACTTCGGCGCGCGGGTCGATCTCATGGAGATACCCCGCCATAATACCATCTGCATCATGATCGTAATAGTCAACAATCGCGTTCATTACATCATGATTCATCGCAGCGGTTTTGGTCTTAAAAACCATGTTGGTAATGGCTTCAATGGGGGTTACGATATTGCGCGTAGATCCTTCCCGGCGATGATTGATTCCGCTGCCGGTACGGATTCCTCCGCCATGGGTAGCCGACCGGATATCGCTGTCAAACTCTCTGGTCTGGGGGATGTAATGGGGGTTGCGCTGCTCCCACGCCTGTTTCGTCTCCTGCGAGAAGGTGTTGGAAAGCTGGGTGTCACGGTAGCTCTTGAGCCAGCTCCAAATGTTGTTTGCAGCCTGTACAACGTTCGCATTGCCGTTCTCGACGTTCTCAATATACGCTCTGGCTTCCGCAGGCGTACAGACATCGCGGGAGAAAACCCAATCGTTATGGTTGGCATCGTAACGATCCATCGCCTGTTTCAGTTCCAGATAGACGTTCAGAGTGTCCATGTCGGCTTTGGTCGTAATGATACCCTTGCAGGTATCGCCAAACCCGCACGTTATCTTTTCGCCCGTATGGGTATCGTACATCCCATCAAAGAGCAGCGTATTGACGGCTTCGCGCGACGTGCGCGCCTGCGCTGCGCGTGCATCCAGTCCACCTTCGTCCAGCTCGATTCCCGCACGGTTCATCTTTCTGTCGATCTCTTTAAGACCGAGATTGCTATCCACGTTCTTGATAACAAGCTCTTTCAGCTTCCGCCCGATGGGGTCTCTTGCTTTCTCACGGGAGTCAACCATCACCGCTTCCACGCGCCCCTGCGTATCACTGCCCATGAAGTAGCGGACAGCGTTGCTCTGGTTCTTCAGACGGTTGTATTTCTTGTCTCCGAGCTGTTCCCGCAGCCCTTCAAACGTCGTGGGGTAGTTGGCTTCCATCTGCTTCGGGTTCAGCATCCACGCCCGGAACATTTCTGCCGCCGCTTCACCCATCCTCACATTCTCTCCCTGATAGTTATTCAGGAAGGCTTGCGGCATGGTCTCCATAAATGCAGCAACATCGGAATCGGAGAAGTTCGACAAATCCACGTGGTGGCCTGCTTCATGGAGGAACGCCGTCATGGAATTCGGGTCGCTCGACTGAACAAACACATGGCGCGGCTCGTAGTAGGCTACCGCTCCGCGCCGACGCGGCGCACGCCGGAAGTTCTCATCCGAGTAATTAAACTCAAGAATGTTCTGGATATCGCGCCGGATCGAACTCAGCTTGCGGGGAGTCGTTTCCGTAGCTGGTTCATATTTCATGTCGATATCGTTTGCGTAAACGCTCGTCAAATCCCAGAGATGAGCAGAGTCGCGCAGCGCTTGTTCGCTCTGGGTGGCGCGAAAATCACTGGTCTTTGCCTTGCCGGACGCTTTGCCGTCCGCTTCCACGACATTCCGCCAAAACCTTCTTTCACGCCCGGTCAGTGCAGTGTTGGCCTTGTCCCGCGCGTACCCCATGATCTCGCTGACGTTATCGCCTGCCGCCTTGCGTTCCTTGAGCCATGTTTGGGCAGACTGCTTGCTGACACTGGTGGTCTTGTCGTTAAAGTCGGGAGTCATGGATATAGCAGCTTTGCTATCCGAATTAAAGAACTGCGGGTTGCCGTCCTTGATCTCGTTCCAAAGCTGTTTGGAATCCGCGTCAATGTCTCCGTCGTAAGTGATCCCCTCGAACTCACCGGAGGGATGGGAAGTAGCGAAATCATGAAGCCACTGCACCTTATCATCAATATCACCCAGATTATACCGCTGCGCCAGCTCACCAACTGCGTGGTCAATGTCTATTGCACCGCGCGCGTTTTCCGATTTCAGGTTTGCAACGCCCATAACCGATCTGCGGTAGGCATCGTAGCTGTCATAGGTTGCCGCAATGTCCGCGCGTTCGGTTGCGTTAGGTGCAATGTTTTGCTGTCTCAGATAGGACTTGATTTCCGCGTTGTAAGTGTCGGTAGTAACACTGGGGCCGGACAGAAGAATTGCCCTCGCCGCTTCTTCACCAATACGGTTTGCAGCATCCGTATTGCCGTTTACAAGCTCCTGTCTCGCACGCGCGAAACGGTCTGCAATTTTGCCCTGATTGTAGGTAGACGCATTGTCGCTCAAGACCTTTTTTGCAAGGCTGTCAGCATCCGAAAAATTCCCTTGCTCCTGATTAAGGATATCGGTCATTTTCTGTCCTATTGCCCTTGCATCAGCGTCTTCATCTGCCTTCAAGCTGTCAGCAATGCTCTTGAGTTGTTCAGCGGATGCACCTTGACTGCGGTAACTGTCAATCATCTCCTGCGCGTTCTGATTGATCTGCTTGTCGCTCATGGTTCGATCTGTATTAACGTTACCCTGATTCGGTGTTACAGGTTCCGTAGACGCGCTTTTCTGTTGGGGTACTTCCTGTGGGGGCTGCTGCGTTTCTGCGCTCTCTGCGGGTTGTATAGTGGTTTCAGGCGCTTCCTGCGGCGCAGTATCGACATTGGGAGCCGTTTCAACGCTCTGAACTTCCGGCTGGATTTCCGCCTGCGGGCTTTGAGATTCCAACTGCGCATTCGGCTCAGTCCACCGGACGGGCTTTTCGGACGGAACCGTTCCCCAGTCAACAATGTTGCTGCCCTGCGTATTCTGGGGAGCAGCTTCATTATATACGCGCTGCAACTCCGCAATCGTTGCGTCGATCTTCTCAACCTTCGCCTTCGATTTCGTCTTGGCTCTGGTTTCCTGCAAACGCCGAATCGTCGCGGGGATCGCCTGAATGTTGGCGTACTCCTGACTAGATGCGTAGTCAAGCGCCTGCTGCTGATAACCCTGCACCGTTTCAAGCTGCTGCTTGCACTGGGCAATCTGCTGATTCAGCGAATTGTATTCTCGCGCAGAAGGGGAGAGGGAAGCCTGCTGCTGCAACTGGGCGATACGCTCGTTAATAACTGCTTCCTGCTGCGTCAGAATGTCGAACATCGTGGTGGGGTCAGATTCAAGGCGCTGCTGGAACTGGGCTTTGTTGTACTGCTCATTAAGCTGCTGCGCCTGAGAAACGGCGTTCTGGTAGTACTCGTTGCCCTGCTTGCCGATCTCTTCAACGTTTGCCAACACGCCCTGATAAGATTCCTTCCGGGTTGCTTCCGCTGCGTTGCGCTCCTTGATAGCCTCCGTGTATTCCTCCACAGCTTTCATACGGGCGGGATCATTAAACGCCGCACCGCTGTTCATGATACTGGTAAGGTTCGCCTGTGCCTGAGAAACGCGCTTGGTTGCTGCATCCAGACCATCACACGCCGCCTGATACTTCTGTTTTACCTTCGCGTCGATGTTTACACCCTTTTCCACGAGGTTGTTAATGTCGCTCATGGGCGCGGGCTGACTGGCCTGAATATTGTCTACCTCTTCCGCAAGCCGGGTAATGTCTTCAATCGACGGCTCGACACCGTTCTGAATCTTGTTGTCAATGATCGTTGCCGCTTCGTTGGAAACCTGCTGCGCTTTCTGACCATTCATTGCGTCGTCAAACTTCATGTACCCCATGCCGAGAGCGCGCATCAGAACGACAGCGCAGGCCGCAAACGTATAGTTGTTTGCAATTTCTCCCACGTCAACGGAGCCAACATCTTTACCCAGAATCAGCCAATCACCGAGCCGCTGCGTAAAGTAGCCGAAAACTTCCTCCATGCCTTCGGAATTACTGGCAAGCAGAAGTTCCATTGCTTCGGGGCCGTACTTCGCCCATATCATCTTCGCACCCTGCGCTGCAAGCTTCTGTCCCGCTTCCGTGCCCAACCCGGCCTTGAGCAAAGAGCCAACAGGTTTTCCGGCGAAAGTGAAAATACCCTCCGTATTCAGGCTTTCAATCAAGCCTTCCGTTAGGCCGCTGTACACTCCGTAAATGGAGCTGGTCGTTTCATCATACCCCTGCGCACGGGCTTCATCATAGGCATTCTGTCCAACGTCCACAATGAAAGGCAAGCTGCTGACACCAGCGGAGAAGTTCAGGACACTTGCCGCATTAGACAACCATGCAGGCGCACCAGCCTTCGCAACCGCGTTCCCAACGTTCACCGAGATATTACCGCCCGGAATCGCTGAACCCAGCATTGCACCCATGAACGCATTGGAAGCGTTGTTTGCCACATTACCCATCATGTTGCCGATCCAGATACCTGCGCCGGAAACACCTTCCGTGTTTTCTGCGGCTTCTTGCGTTGCGCTATCACCGCCGTCTGCAAAACCCATAAGGGTATCAAGACCGACGAACTGAGACCGCAACGCCGTCATACTCTTCGACAGGTTACTAAAGGACACATCAGGGTTATCCTTATACCACCAATCGCCCACACCACGAGAAATCCAACTGTTGAGTTCATCATACGCAGTCAGTACGGCGGTTTCCACCCCAGCAACAGTTTTCGCCGCGTTCTGGAATGGCTTTATTCCTTCGTTCATGAATTCAGCAAGGACATGGCGGACATCTTTCGCCACGTCGGGAGTACCCAGTGCTTCCCGCGCACGTTCCTGTTTTACGTCCTGAATATAGGAGTCAAGATTCCCGTCCACGCCATGGCCGGAAGCGACACGCTCAACACCCTTGAAGAAGTCCCCGCGAGGATCGTTCGCGTAGAATCTATCATCCTTGGCCTTGCGTTCATCGGCCTCCTGAATGATATCCAGCGGAACCTTCCCGACGTACTGCAACGCTTCATCGCTGAGCCCGCGCTCTTTGGCTTCCTTCAACTGCGCTTCGTAATCGGAGCCGGAGGTAGCGGCGCGTTCCTGTCTCTTCTTAGCTTCTGCCGCCTGCATCTGTTCGGGAGTTGCGCCCCGCCGCTGTCCGCCCATCATCACGCCAGCGCCACCATAAGCATTTGCCCGTTTTGCCGCGCGCTGCTGACGATCCGTCGCAAGACCGGAGTCTGCCATCATAGTATTCTTGGACGGGTCATGGGGCATTGCGCCTTGAGTAGCATTTTCACCAACGAAAAGGCCGCTGTTCTCACGGGACGTAGCAAGACCGGTATCGGCCATCATGGTGTTGCGGGAAGGATCATGGGTGGTTTTAGACCGCTTGTCTTTCATGGCCTTGTCCGACGCGCGCGCATCCTCCATAGTTGGACGGGACGTGCCGAAATGCGGCGTGTACTCTTCCTTCGTCAGGTCGATGATTTCCGACTGCTTGCTCCCGCTTTTACCCTTCGGCTTATAGATTCCGCGTTCCTTGGCACTAAGCGCCTGTTCCGATACGCCTGCCGCCCTTGCAAGCTCCGTGGGGTTGGTAATGCCGTAATACCTGAACGCCCGCTCGTAAGCATCATCGTCCAGATCATAGCGGGACTGGTAGGACTTATACAAGTCCGTAAGATCATCCTTCGTCGCACCCGTCCGGTCTGCAATGGATTTAAGGTCGGCGCTAGCGTCATAAGCAAAATCACCGCGATGCTGCTTATAGAGACTCTTCACCGCTTCTGCCCCGTCGCTCTTTGCTTTCGCCTTGGCGTTTTCTGCCTGCTGCTTCTTCTGGATTTCTGCTGCACCCTTCTTTAGCGCTTCTGCGTTCTTATCGTCCGCCTTTACCTTGGCAAGCGCCGCCTGATAGCGGTCGTATACAGAGGTATCAACGTCCGGGTTGCCGAAGTCAGGCGTTACAACCTTGCCCTTCTTGTCAATATTCAGGTTGAGCTGATCGGCAACAGAGAGCGATTTGTATGCCCTCCACGCCTGATCGTCGCGCTGACCGCCGGAGTAGGGGTTAAACTCGTACTGAGACGGGTTGATGTGGACATTGCCTTCTGCGTCCGTCGCTCCCTTAATCGCTTCCATATACTTGTAAAAGAGCGTATCTTCCGCAAAGCCGCTGTTGCCCTTCTCCATTTGACGCGGGTTAGAGGCTATTGCCCTCATCAACACGTCCTGCTGATTGCTCGACAAACCGCTCAGTGCGTTTTGGAGTACCTGCGCCTTCTGTGCGCTGCTTTGGGAGACATGAGTAACCCCGCGCGAATCACGCGATACATCATACTCACCACGCTTTGCGCCAGCCGTCGCACGCTGGATAGCTTCCTGACGAGCATTGAGCTTAGTCTTTTTTCGCGTTGCGGGCCCATTCTCTTCGAGGATGCGCCGTGCAAACGACCGTTCAAGAGCTGCCCGCTTCTTGCTACTCATATCCGTCATTGCTTTTCTCCTTATCTCGTCTGAACCCAGTTTTTGCCCTTGGTGGGAGCTGCCAAACCCCGCGCCGATCCTCGCTTGTAAGTAGTCGGGGCGTAATTGGCCGTTGTGGAATTTTTGATGGATTTGAGCAAATTTGTGTACGCAGTCTGCCAATCCGTTTTCGTGCCGGTAGAGCGCCTGCCGCTGGACCTGCCGCTGGAACGGCCGCCAGAGCCGGAACCGCTGCCGCTCATCTGCGACATCAACCAATTCTGGTTGAGCGCGTCGTACTTGTATTGCAGCTCCGCCTGCTGCAACGCGAGGTTAAGCGCCGTCTCTTCCTGCTGCCGCCGCAACGACTGCACATAGCTTGCAACTGCGTCCGCCCGGCCTTTTTCGAGGTTTGCCACGGTATCGTTATAGTTGTCCGTCAACTGGTTGTTTGCGGCAGTCTCCTGCAAGCCTACGTTGGCAATTGCGTCCGTCAGGTACGACGAACGCCCCATGCCGCGAGAAACCGCGCTGTCCTGAGTGGATTCACGCGCCGTTTCGTAGGACTTGGCAAGCGACTTCTGGGATGCTTCATAACCCTGTTTGGCAGAAAGAATCTGCGCGTCGTACTGCCCGCCAATCAGGCCATTGGCTTCTTTCAACAGATCGTCCAGCGACGTAGGGTTATAGTTAATCTGCGGGACGGTGTAATTGCCGCCCGTCTTGAACAGGCTGGAATAGTTGCCACCGCTACCTGCACCGCCAGTGCCGAAACGATCCTCATAGAAGCCGGTATAATTCCCGCTGCCGGAACCGCCGCCACCGCCGCCGAGCATTGCGTCAACCTGATCCTTGTACTTGTCGTATGCCGCCTGCGTATAGTTGCCCCACTTGCCATCTACGCCAGCCTTGCCGAGGTTAGCACCCAGCGATTTCAAGGCGTTCTGTACCTGTTTGGTATAGTCCGAACCGTAGCTCTTGTTATAACTCGCCATTCGTCAAGCCCTCCTTCCTGAAAAGAAAGGGCGCACTTCGTTTGAAGTGCGCCCATGCTTTTACTCTTCTTTTTTCCATTCCATGGCGTTCAGCAGACCGACGACCGCATCAATCAGGGAACCGAGAACCGTATCATTATATTTGACTCCCATCTTGTGGAGCTGTTCGAGGACGTAGGACTTCTTCAAAGCCCCGGCCTTCTTTACACCCACCCACAGGATTTCCGCATCGATGCAGAGGTTGTAGACGGTTTCCACGCACTTAATGACTGCGGTTTCCTTGATGTAGCCGCGCCGCCAGAGGTAGGTTGCCACACCGGACACCACCACCACGACCACCACGATAACCCACGAAATCCAATTCATACTTCTTCCTCCTGTTCTTTCCGCCGAAAGACCTTTTCGACGATTCTTTTGAACAGCAACCCGCCGCACTCCAACCCAATGACTGTAAAGGTGGATTCGATGAGCTGCGTTTGTTCCGAACCGGTAATTAGATAGCTAACATATTGCGCTGCCGAAAAAAGCAGCAGGTACGCCCCGATGAAGGCTAGAACTTTCGGTGCGAACCGCTGCGTCAGCCGTTTACTGGCCATCTCTCGACACGCCTTCCAGACGATCAATGCGTAAGTGCGCCTGTTTTACAGATGCGTCGATTCTCGCCACACGCTCGCGAATATCGTTGATTTGTCCGGTCAGTTCGTGTAGCTGCCCCCTGATCTGATCGTTGCCGCTCTTGATGTACCCGATATCGCTCTGGATGCCGCTCAAGGTTGCAGCGTCCTTCTGCGCGTCATGCCGCTGATTGCGACCGAGGGCCATCCACGCGACAAGGATAGCGCTGACAGGGCTTATCGCCGCAACGACGGCAGTCCAGTTGACTTCGCCCATCTTAGACCCCTCCCAACTTCTTTACTGCCGCTTCGGTTGCCGCGCCGTAATCACCATCAATCGTTAGCTCTGCACCCTTGGTGTTCAACTTGCGCTGCAACTCTGCAACACGCAATCCTTTCATGCCGCGCCGCAGCGGGGCTTTGGGATTATACCTCACCACTGCGCAGACCTTGCCCTTGTACAGCTCGATATCGTCCGTTCTCACGCCATATGCCGTTCCTCTGGCGTGGACAATGGTTGTCTTGCTTTCCACCATTGCAACATGGGTGATCTTGTTTGCGCGTCCCGTGGACTTGACAGTGCAGAGGAATTGGAGGTCTCCCGGCTGTCTGGCCTTGTCAATAACGCTGACCCCGCCGAAGGTCTTGCCGATCTTATCGTAACTGGCAGGCCAGAGCAGTTCAAAATTGTCCGAATAGACTTCCTCGCAGGACAACGGAACCTTGCGCCCGACCATATCCCAGTTTACGCCCTGCGCCTTATAAGCCCTCGCAACCAGAGATGAGCAATCGAACACCGTCTCTTTCAGCCGCTCAGACTGGCTATACCGACAACCGACTTTCTCCTTTGCCCATGCAGCAGCCTTTACACCGATACCGCCGCTGACGGGCTTTTCCTCGCTGCCGAGATCGTCATACCAAAGGTTATTGCGTCTCATACAGTCTTCAACGTCTTCGACGCGCCCCTTGGTTTCAAGCGTCTTGGCCTGTTCGCTGTGCTGGCCCCAGCGGTGCGCACACAGCGCATACCGCCAGCCATTGATCCCGGTGTAGCCGTACCGCTTTGCGCCGAGTTTGGCGTAATACCCGTAGCAAGCGGCAAGCCCCCGAATGGACTCCCAACCTTCCAGATCAAACCGATACCCGGCGTAGCGGTAATAATCCTCTGCGTATTGGGGCTTGAACTGGCAGGGGCCAACCGCTCCGGCAGAGGACACCAGTCCCAGCCGGAAATCGCTCTCGCGCTCTACCGTTCCCAGAAGGATTCCGACCGGCACGCCGTATTTCTTTGCGGCAAGAACGGCAATCTTGATTGCGAACTGCGGGGCTTCGCGCCCGTCTTTGGTCTTGTACTTCATCGTTTATCCCTCCGTCTTTACCTTTTCCCACTGCCACACTCCATCCGTTCCCGGCTTCCACACACAGGGTTTCAGATCGGCCTTGCAGAGGTAGGTATTTCCCTCGAAGCTGTAATACTTATCCTTGTCACAGTCCATCCCATCCACATAGGGGATAGGATCGTCCAGTGTGCCCGCATGGGTTACATCAATAGGACGGTACAGCGCCAGCACACCTTCCGAATCGGGAGGATATACAGCTGAAGAGGTCAAATCCTGCGCGACGCGGTACAATTTACCGTTGTGGACAAGCAGCTTATCTGCCTTATATGCGGTATCTGCCACCCACTTGTCGTACAGTTCTAGCGGCTGCGCCGCAGCGATTTCATCTGGCGCATAAGCCGCGAGGGTCTGCGTCGCGGCGCGGATCGCCTTCGCCTGTTCGAGGATGTCGCTTCTTAGCTTACTCACGGGTCTTCACCCCCAGTTCCTTGAGCGCCGCTTCCATCGTCGTCAGATCGGGCTGGTTCGGCTCTTCTGCCGGGTCCGGCTCCGGCGGAAGCTCCAGCTTCAATCCCGTCAATTTCTGCCAGCCCTCAATCTGTCCCGGATCGATCTCCACCAGATTCACAACCTCGCCGTTGGCATCCTTTGCCTGATACACTGCCATTTTTTTCATCCCTCCTATACTGCGATTCGGATAACCAGAGCACCGGGATGCGCGTTCACCAGCGCGTTGCCATAGCCACCGTAGTCGCCCCCAGCCCCGTAGCCTTCGCCGTCGCCGTTGTCAACCCCGCATCGCCAGTGCAGCCAGCCGCCCGTACCGTACGCATAGTCGTTGGACGTACCATCTGCGCCCGCTTCATTTTCTTTCTCAAGGTCGCCAAAGCGATATCTGTCGCCCGTGCCCGACTGATTCATGATGCCGCCCTTGGCGGTAAAGATCGCACCCTCACTGCTTGATCCCCCCGCCCTTGCAACCGTGGTGTCACCGCCGCTTCCGCGCATGTTCTTCGTCGCCCCTGCGCCAACAGTGACCGCGTATTGCGTAGCCGAAAGCGCAAAATTCAACAGTTTATTTGTCGATCCGCCGTTCATGACACCCGAATAATCGAACGGACCGCCGCCGATGCCCCAGAAATCAGCATTGTAATTATCAGCGCTTTGAAGCGCGCCGGAAGTATAGAAGACGGCCTCCCAATAAGGCGTACCTCCATAAAATTCGATGTACCAGCCGCTCCATTGACCAGTGTAGGTGATTTTCGGCTTGTTGTTGGGATCAAGTCCCCCTGCGCTTGCCGTGCCGACAATACGCTGCGCATCTGCAACGTAGGCGATCTTGCCCTTCGCGATATCTTCCGCCGTTGCGTTTGCGTCGGACAGGTCAAGGAATATTGCGTTCAGTCCCGGCTTGCTCAAAATCTCATCCAACCCTTCCACGTCGCTGGTTTTATGCGTATGG